CGCTTTCCTGCACTCGCGTGATCACGCCCTGTGCAAGTGCAGATGTCTTGCCGAATATGCCCTCTTTCGCGTGCTCAAAAAGGCGCAGCGCTGTGTCGCGGATGGTCTGCCAGGCCCCCGCCCAGTCTTTATTGGTGACTGCCATCACGGTGTTGAGGATCCCCTGGATGAGGATAATCTTGGACTCAATATGATGCTGAATAAGGCCCCACACGGACGACACAATGGTTTGAATGGTTTCGCCGTGCGTTTGCCAGAGTTGCGTCACAAACGCCAGCCCGGCGGCGATGACCGTGCGGATTGTCTCTATGGTGAGCGTGATGGTATCGCGGATTTGTGCGAATAGCGGTGCGGTCATGTCGCGGATACCGCCGAAGTTGGTTTCCCACGCCGCATACAACGCGCCAATTAGTGCAATCAGCGCCACAACCGGCGCATTCACAAGTGCGAACGCCGCAACCGCCCCCGTTATGGCAGGCACAACATTGACCGTAATGACTGTGCCGATGCCGACCAGCGCCGAACGCAGAGCGAGCAAGATCGGCTCCACATTGGCGCGGATGAAATCAACAAGCCCCTGAAATCCAGGGATAACCGTGTTTATTGCTGCAACCATCTCATGTAGCGGGGCGTCGCTGGCCTGGATTTCGCTGATAAATGCCGAGATAGCGTTAACAGCGCCCGTCGCCCGCTCAGTGAGCACGAGGATTACAGGATTGAGGAACTGCGAGATTTTAAGTTGCAGCCCTTCCACTGCCGACGCCAGCAACTCTTGTTTGCCCGCGAGATTATCCATCCGAATAGCGGCCTGGCCTTCGGCGTCCACGCTGCCCACGGCTGCGGCTAGTTCGTTGTATCCTGTCGTGCCCAGGCCGGCCACCGCCGTCGCTGCACGCAACGCATCGGCACCGAAGATGATGGAGAGTGTCGCGGTTTTCTGCTCTTCGGTCAGCCCAGAAAGCGCGTTTTTCAGAATGCCACTGACCTCTGACATGCTCCTGAGGTTGCCCGCCGCATCGAAAAATGCATTTGAGCCGTCGGCAGCAAGCAGGTTGAGGTCTGCCATTGCCTCTCTGGCCGGGCCGCTGGCTGGCACCAACCTTTGCAGGAAAGTTTTGAAGCTGGTGCCCGCGTCCGAGCCGGAGGCGAACGACGGCGCAATCCCGGCGATGATGGTCGTGAACTCGTCAAATGGCACGCCTGCCGCTGCTGCCGCGCCGCCGCCCTGGGCGAGTGCGAGGCGCATATCATCGAGCGTGAATTTGGAGTTGACCGTGGCGCCGGTCAGCAGATTGACAGCGCCTGTCATATTGCTCGCCTCAATGCCGAATACCGACATGGCGTCGGTCGCAACATCGGCAGACATTGACAGGTCGCTGCCAGTGGAGGCAGCCAGAGACATAGAGGCAGCGAGCGCGCCGCCCAGGATTTGCGCTGTGTCGAGGCCGTTGCGGCCCAGCATCTCAATCGCGCCCGCCGCCTCGGTCGCGCTGAATTTCGTGGTCGCGCCCATCTCCTCGGCGAGCGTCTGGAGGAGCGCAAGTTCTTCATTGGTCGGTTGAAGGATCGCCGCAATGCCGCTGAACGTCGCTTCGAATGTTTTGCCAACGCCCACAGCTTGCGCGCCAAAATTGAGCAGGCTACGTCCCGCACTCAGGACAATGTTGGTGATCGTCGCGCCCAATTCGCGCAAAGTCCCTTTGGCTATCTCATCGAGCACGTTGAAGCCGCGCCCAGCCCTATCTACGGCGCGGCTTACATCATCGAGGCCGCGTGTTGCGCCTCGTGTGTCGGCATCGACTTTTACAAACAATTTGGCGGCTTCAAGTCCCATAGCCATTACATTACCCCCACAAGTGAAATGTATGGTATAATGTGTGTATGCACGTCTGTGCAAACACGGCTAGGTAAGGTCGGGCGCGGCGCGGTTCGGTATGGCCCGTTGCGTTGGGGCATGGCGTGACAAGGCAAGGTTTTTGACTTCACAAGGAAAGGCATTTGATTATGGCAAACAACATGCTTACTGCTACTGTTACAATTGAGGGCACCCGCCCGCTTCTCTGGCATCATTTTGGCCCTGATGCGATGCCCCTGGAAAAACAGGAGCGCACCGGCGTGGCGGGAAATGACCCCGAAGAGTGGCGCAAAACGGTACTGTTCAGCAATAAGACACGCCAGTTGTATGTGAAGCCCACGTATGTATTTGGTACAATCCGCGACGGGGCGAAACACACGCCGCGCAAGCGTGGCACCTTGCAGCCGTTTGTAGCCGCGACGCTTCAGGTTGCCGATAATCTTGTCTGGATTGATCGGTACTTGCCCGAAGAGCCGATCCCGCAAGACCCCGAAGAGCCGGTCTACCTGGACATAACCAGTGTGAAAAACCCCTCCACACGCGCCCGCAATGTGCGCTATCGCATCGCGGCAAGCCCTGGCTGGCAGGCGACGTTCACTATTGAATGGGACAAGACGGTTGTGAGCCGTGGCGAAATGGAATCCGCACTGAATGACGCAGGTAAGCTTGTGGGCATTGGCGACGGGCGCGCCATCGGGAATGGCCGGTTTGTTGTCAAGTCGTTTGACGTAGCGTGACGTTCCGGCCCTGGGTATGGCCTTAAACTGCCTAACTGGGTGTGGTAGGGCTTGGCACGGCCTGGCAAGGCTGGGCAGGGCTGGGCGCGGCCCGGCAAGGCAAGGCAAGGGAACCTGGGCACGTTTGCAAACTGCCCACACGACGCCCGTAGCGGCGACCATTCCAGGGCGGGGCAGGGCTGGGCGCGGCAGGGCGTGGCGCGGCTGGGCTAGGCAAGGCAAGGATATTGCAATGAGACGACGCAGGCAACCGAGAGAGCTATGGTGCATATCGCGCAAGGCCATACTTACCCGCGACGCATACCAATGCGTGCGCTGCGGCGTGTCTGTCACCAGTAGCACGGCCAACATTGACCACATTGTGCCACTCTCGAAAGGCGGCACAAACAGCACCGACAATCTACGAACGCTGTGCAGACCATGCCACGTGTTGCGGGCGCGACGTGACCACCAGGGTATGATCTGGAAAGCATTGCGCGATGGTATCATCCCCGCCAATTGGCGCGAACTTGTCTGGGACGATTGAGCCTCGTGGTACAATGCCCGTACAAGGCACGACACGACGTGGCGGGGTGTGGTATGGCTAGTCTGGGCAAGGCAGGGTTTATTCTCTGCCTTTTTTTGTTTGTTCTCAGCCATCCCTATTTCCCTGGCTTCTTACTTGCGGCGTCTCGCGCCTGCGCCTCTGCGCGTTGCTCTGCCTGCCACAGCGCCCAGCCCGTCTCGAGCCAGTCCAGCGGCAGGTCGCGCAGTTCGTGCGCCGGAATGTGCCAGAACTGGGCGGCCTTGGCGAGCCGATAGCGATCAATGTAGTCCCCGGCCTCCGCTACTGCCTTTTGCCGCGCCCACGTGGTACGCGCTCCGAGCCACGCGGTGAGTCCTGCGACTTTCCCGGATCGGCGCTCATATCGCGCATCAGGCCGCGCATCAGTGCCGTGAGAAATCCGAAATCCATCTGGCGCAGTAGTTCAAACGACGGCGCGACCTGGCGCGGCTCGTTCTCCCGGTAGCGGTCGGTTACGACGACGTCGCCGTCTACCTGAAGTGTGCGGTTCTGCGCCTCGCTCGGGATGACGGCATAGTCGATGCACCAGCCGCCCGGCACATCCTCGACGACGACATAGCCCTCGCCGCCGTACAGCGCCTCGCGCACCTCCTGCGCGCTGGCGGAGAGCGGTACCTGCGCGACGGCGTCACCGAGCAAAAACAGCGCGGCGCCGGCGTCGGCTGGCTGCTCCTCAACGAGCGCCAGGCCACCCGGCTCACCGTGATGATTGCTTGCCCACGGCTGGCCTTGCGCCTGCTCGCGTGCCGCCGCATACCCGGCAGGCTGCGCGTGCCGCTCGGCCCAGGCCCGCGAGAGCACGGTCACGCGCTCGTGCTGCAACGCCATTGACCAGTCAAACAGGATGTTCGCCAGGCCCAGCGCCATCGCGTTGATGTCCCCTTGCTGGATGCTCTCGATTGTTGCGGGAGTCACCTGATCGCGGTAGTAGCGCACGCTCAGCGTCCCATCCCCCATATCAATGTCGAGAGCGCGGGGTGGTTTGATGTTCGGTGTGTAGCTCATTACAGGCTGGCCCTCCCGTTGATCATCGTCGCTTCCAGCACCTTGCCCCATGTCGCATCCTTGAACAGCCCGACCGTGAACGTTGTGCCGTCCACGCCGTCCAGATCCTCGCTGGCGCTTTCGCTGCGGACGTTGAGGCACATATCAAGCTGCATCGTGTAGTAGTAGCCGGAGCCAGTCACGACCTCCTCAAGGCTGATCGCCTCCATCCGCACGAAGAAGTGGCCCTGCTGCCTCATCGCGGCGCGGATCACATTCGCCTGTCCCGTGCCCACGTTCATCGTGAGCTCAGTACTGGGTGCCATTTCGGTATCGAACGTGAACGCCCCCCGGTTGCGCTTGATCTGGCTCTGTGGGCCGCGCTTGTCGCTCAGCGAGAACTCGCCTGAGAAGAGCCGATCCATGCCTTCGATATCATCGGCACTCAATTCGCCGTGCGCCCCGGCGATGTAGAAATTGGTGTCCTGTGGAACAATCGGCTTCGGGGTGAACAGGTTGGTATCCTGCGAGATACGCGCCACGCTGGTGGTCACATCGGTCAGGCCGGAGCCGTCCACCGTAACCGTCGGGGTATAGCGGTGCTTGTATTCGCCGGTGAAAAAGATTTGCACCGGGCTGGTGCCGAGCGCGCCGCCGATGGTCTCGATATCGGCACTCGCGAACGGAAACAGCGCGATGATCGCGGTTTTGACATCCGCCGCGCTGGCGTCGTAGGCAATATTTGCCGTCGTAAACGTGTGCGTGAACGACAGGCGATAGGTGCCCGCTGTGGCCCCACCCAGCGCGATGGTCTGTTCCTCGTTGCCCGCGCCGCCTGCTGCCGTCTCGGTCACGCCGACACCCGTGCCATCGGTCGTGTCGCGCAGCACCTCGAGCAGCGCGACGTCCGTGGAGGCCAACCCGCCGGTAAACTCGACAACCAATGTGGTCACGTTAACCGTATCGATATTCGGCAACGCCTCCAGCGCGGCCTTGATATCCGCGTCGCTGGCGCCGTGGGAAATCGGTTCGGTCGTTGCGGTCATCGCAAACGAGAGCGTCAGGTTGCCCGCTGCTGACGCGCCATGCACCGCGTCAAGATAGCGGATTTTGTCGTGGTGCACTTCTTTCGAAAACCACGAACCGCTTAGCGGGAAACTACTGTCGTCGCGGTCGAACGAAAACCCGGCCTCGCTCAGCATCGCATACGCGGCGCTTTTCGCCCAGATGTCCGGGTCGCCCCATTCGAGCGAGAACGAGGCCGCGTCGTCGCGCCCGCGTGGGCTCGTGCCCATGACGTGCTGGTACACGCCTGTGGCCGGGTTGGTGGTGGTTGGTTTACTGAGAACGCCAGCCCACAATTCGATGCCGTTATAGTCCAGCGCCCCTTCGATACTGCCCTCGGTTGGCCCATCCTCGTAGGTCGCCGCCTGCGTGTATTTTTCTCCCGGCGCCCGGAAGTCCTGCTGCCTGGCGCCAGGCGCAGGCGCGCTGAACGTCATCAGGCCCAGCGCGTTTGTCGCCGCGACCCGCGTCCCCTTCGTTGCTTCAACGCCCACATAGGGCGCCTGATTGACCGTTGACCAGTCGATATTCTGGATCGTTGCGTAGTCTGTCATCCTTATTTCTCCTGCGCTGATATCTCAAATTGATAACCCAACGCGTTATAATGCACGCCATCCTCGACCTGATATTGTTTGATCGCCTGCCCTGTCCGGCGGCACACCCTGATCCAGAGCTCGTCTGTTTCGCCGCGCTGCTTCAGCGCCGCCGTGAACGCCGCAACAATCGGCGCCAATGTGAGGTGCCCCCCGCCAATGCTGTGCGCCTTGACCACCACCGTGATGTTTTCCCAGACGATTGCTGTACCACTCCCCGCCTGCCGAACTGGCGAGCCCGCGTCAACTGGCGCGAACGTGACCGCCGGGTAGATCGCGTCGGGGATATAGGACGCATGCACGCGGCCCTGTGCGGCAGTCCCGACCACGGCAGCCGTGATCGTCTCGTAGAGCCAGGTATCGATGGCGGCGGCAATGACGGTCATTTCTCGGTGCCCCTCCCGCGTGGTCTGCCAATTTGCCGCACGGGGTTGCGCGGCTCTTCGGGCTGCGTCTGGCTGTGGATAATCGCCGATTGCATATCCAGCGCATGGCGGATGCCTGCCAGGTTGCGGTTCAACTCCTTGAGTTGGGCCAGGTATTCAAGCGCCAGCCGATACCACATCAGAAAATCCCTTTCATTCGCCGCACAAACAGCGGGCGCTCTTCGCGGGCGGAAGGCTGCATGAACGGGCGCGGCGCCACCGTACCATCCGTGTGCCCGTATTCGAGGTCGGGCGCATAGGCGGTATTTGTGTACGCATAGCCGGTCATGCCGTCGTTTTCGTACGCCTCTTGCAGGCTGTTGATCAGCAGGCCCGTGTCAATCGCCGGAGCCTCCCCCGGCGCGCTGGCCTGGTGCCTGCCATAGACACGGCCCGTTTTCGGCTCTGCCATCGCCAACTTGGCGCGGGTGTTGATACCCATCGTGGTGAGCCGCACCGCCTGCACCGCATTAGCGTCCTTTTCGGCGTTGATGGTCGGGATGCGATTACGCATCCGTGTGCGCACTCCGGTTGTCATAAACTACTCACTATTCCGCATCACAAAGCCTTGACAAGAACACTTGCTTATGGTATGATTGTAAACAAGATAAAGGAAAGAGTAATACAGAAAGGCAAGACAATGCCGTACGTAGTTCGCAACACATTCAGCCCGCAATATGATGTAACCCGGAACTGGAGCGCCTGGATTGGTGGGAATTGGGACAGCATCGAAAAAGCATATGAGGATATTGCGGATGATAATGGAGACCTGTTCCGACTCGCCGAACGCTACCCCGATCTCGATGAAGACGAGATTGTTGAGATGCTTCTGGAGAAAGATGCATATGATGTGCGATGGAATGAAGCATACCAGAAATACCAGCACGTTCATCACGACGGTTTGTCGTGTTGGAAACTGGAAGCCGAGAGTGAAACTGAAGCCATAACAGAAGCTCAGAACGGCGTTTTTGAGTGGCATGGATTTGGTGAGAGCACCTGTGGCAACATCCGTCTGGTGCGTCATATCAAAGACAATCTGTATCTGTACGAATGCGACGACACAACCCCGGAGATTGAATAAACGAATGGAGATGAAATGACCAAACGAACCCACGGCGGGCGGCGCCCCAACCAGACAGGGCGCCCGCCCAGGCCAGAGGCGCGCTACACGCGCAAGACCATCACGCTGCCCCCTGACATTGCCGCAGCCATCAAAGAAGCGCAGCAGCCCGGTGAGAGCTTCAGCGAGTGTGTTGTTCGGTTGTGTCGGGCTGCATTGCATGTCAAACAATCCTGAGTGTCCCGGCGTCATTCCAGAACGCCCCCGTGGGCAGCCCGCTTGCCGATGTGGGGAGGTTGGGATTGATGGTGAGCCGATCAGTATAGGCGGTGCGCGGGTAGCCGTCCATTGTGCCTTCGGTGACGGGACACACAATATCAAGGGACCCGGTTCCGTTGATGTCCCAAACCTTACCATTTGGCACCTTAATTTGCGCACCGAGTGTATAGCAATAACTTCCACTAGTTACACGGATGCCAACACAATTTGACGGGTTGCCCAACTCTAGGATGTGCCCAAACCGCAAAATAATAGACGCGCTATACTGGTTGGCATTGACCCCTGTAGCACCATCGCCCACCAGATACAAATCCTCTACATTGACGTGTATGTGCCCTTGCTGCGACGAACTGTCACCAACCCCAAAACCACCTTGCGGCACCCAGATCTTTGGCGCAAACACAAACAGTATGCTACTGTTGCTATTGTTTTGGACGCAGTCGGTGTTCGTTCGGCTGCCATCACCAGGCTTCTCAGTAGACGTTGGGCCAGTGCCGTCTAACTCCGAGACATACACATAACTCGTCTCACCCCCGCCCGCCTTGCGAATGAGGTATTGCCCGTTGCCCGTCGCCCGAATGCGAAAAAAACGGGTCTGTGTATTGTCTCCGAGCGAAATAGTCCCATAGAGCGTGGCCTTTGGCGCCTCAATAGTCACATAGTCAGGTTGTGTGGTGGTCTCGGTGTAATCACCGGCATCAAGTACCTGAATTGCCACGCGATTATCAATCGTTGGCGATAAGTCATTCGCCTTTGTCGTCGCCGCATCCAGCGTCGCCAGCGGGTTGTTCGGATTCATGCCCGTGTTGGCGCTGTCACTGCCGTGCTTTGCCACAAACAGCGTCCGCACATAGGCCGCCTGTGCCGCTGTGGGTAGTCTGCCAATTTGCACCGAGCCGTAACTGCCCAGGCCGCCGCCGTTGCGCTCAAATAGGAGCCAGTCATCGGCAGTCGGTGGGGTGATGGATGGATAGCCAGATATCTCGGTCATAGCGTGATAATCAGCCCCCCTTCCGGGTCGAGCACGGCGCCGCCTGCGGGATCAATCAGCACGCCGTAATATTGCGCCACATCGCCTACATCCACGCAGACGCAGCGATAGGCGGTCAGGTGCGAGCGGTCGAGCACCATCAGGATTTCAAACGCACGGTCGCCGCTCACGAGGCGGTCTTGCCGCGTCACATCGGTCGCCGTGCCTGCGCCGTCGTCGAGCGGCAGCGTCCACATATAGCCCGCCCTGCCCTGCAAGGCGTCGGCCACAACCCCCTCGTTGATGCGCGAGCGGCCCAGGCCGTTCAGGCGGCCCGCGCGCACTTGATGCGGCTGCCAGGACTCCGTGTAGCGCCCCGCGCCGTCTGGTGTTTTGTGGAGCCGATGGATGGTTACGACCTTATCCATCGTGCCTTCGCGCTGTGCGGCAGCGCGAGCCAGTTGCGCGGCTGTTGGCATCCCTACCACCCCGCCTTATGCTGCACGCTGCTGCTGGCCTGTGTGCCGCGGCTCTTCGCCGCCAGCGCGGCCTGCTCCGCCTCGCGTAGTTCCTGCTCAGCGAGCGCCAGGTTGCGCCGCGCCATCTCGTGCATTTGTGAAGATTTGAAACTATCCTCGTCTGTCGTCTCGTCCACGTGCGAGGCCAGCCCGGCCAGCGCTGCGCGCCATACCGCCACTTTGGCAGCAGCGCGCAGCAGCCGCACATTCGTCGTGCCACTCGCGTCGTCGAGGCCCAGGCCGAGCAGCACATCATTCAGCGGCTCGTCATAGTCGCCGCCCGCCACCGTCCACTCCAGCACCGCCGCCACCCCTGCGACGGTCGTGTGCATATACTCCTTGAGCGTCGTGTCGGTATAGCTGCTCGGTGCCATCGGTTACTCCTACGTGATGGTCGTGGTCATAATCACGATCCGCTCCGGCTCGGTAATCACGGGCAGGCCGTTGGTCACGCCGCGCCCGCGCACCTCATACGGCGCGTGTGGCGGCGTGTAGACGTCGATCCAGCGCCCCATCATCCCGCCACCCTCGATGGTTGGCGCGATGTGCGTATAGCCCAATGCCTCGATGGGGAGCGATGTCGAGCCGTCGCCCGGCTGGTAGTAATTGTTCGCGCCAGTGCTCACCGCGATGACCTTGCCATCGGGGATAAAATTGACATTGACCGTCGCGCCGGGATTGCTGGTATCAATAACCTCACCCTGCCGGGCGTAGGTTTCGAGGCGCACCACGTCGTCTACATCGGCGGAAAACTGCGCGTCGTCGGCTGCCAGACGGCGCAGTGTGACCGCACCAATGCCGCTCGCGCTTGCCTCAATGGCCTCCACCGCCACCGCCTTGTTGACCGAGTTGTAGCGGATAGCATCGGCGGTGTCGGGGTTGCAGATAAACCGCACGCCGCCGTACCTGCGGAGCTTGCGGCGTGCGCTCTGCACGTCGTCCCAGAACTTGGAGGTACTGCCGTTGTAGGCATCGTTGCCGCTGCGGCTGGTCAGTTTGTTCGCGGCAGGGATGCCATAATCCACGACGAGGTTTTTGTTGTTGTATGTCCAGTCAATCGTGCCTGTCGCCAGCGCCTGCCCGCGCAGCCACTCGAACGTATCGAAATGGGCCTGCGCGATAATCTTGTCGGCAAAATTCAACACCGAGCCGAGCAGATACTCCTGCGTCGGCTGGTTGTTGAACATCATCATCCGCACCATGTCCTGCATCTCACGCTGTGCCTGCTCGCTCAGCAGTACCTCGTTGGCGATTTTTGCCGTGTTCTCCAGGAACGTGCGGAGTTGCATCGCGCCGCCGGGCGGGTACGGGCTGTCCATCCCGGCCAGGCCCGCCATCGTCGAGCGGATGACCAGGTTGTTGATCTGGGCCTGGTAGCCCGGCTTCTGCATCTCTGGCATCAGGCCGAGCAGCATATAGTTGGCCGGTGCATTGGCCGGGTTCTGGTTGGCGACTTGCCACATCGCATCCGGCTGCTGGCGGCGCAGCGTCTCAAGTGCTGCGGAAAGGGTGAGTATCATCGTCAATCCTCCCGGTCATCGCCGTACTGGATAAAGGCAAAGCCCGTGCCCACCCCGGCGGTCTGCAATTCGGTCTTGTACGTCGCGTTGATGGTCGCCGGTGTGCCGCTGGCCTCTGGCAGCAAGTTCTCGTACACCACACCGCCGACAATGAGGCCATAGCCGCTCAGTCCTGCCGCCTGGCTGTCTTCCAGCGCCTCGGTGGTGAGCAGGCCGATAGACGTCTCTGAACCAGGCCGGTCGGCCCGTGGCACGACCTTGCCACTGGAAAGTTCGGCCATGACCGTGCCTGCCTTGATGGCGCGCTTACCCACGCCCCCACCGTTTTCGGTGTAGGTCGCCGTTGCGTCGTTGGCGATGGCAAACGGCAGCGGCTCCACGGTGATGGTCGTGGCTGCCGCTGCGGCGCTGGCGGTCAATTTGGCCTGAATATCGCCGCCGGGGAATGTTGCCGTACTGGCGTCCACAATAGCCGCCGCCAGTTCGACCACAGTCATCGTAGTAACGGCGCTACTGGTGCCGTCCAGGTCTGCCGCCAGTTTGACAATCTGCACATTGCCAGAACCGTCAACGCCAAAATCCAGCAGCGTACCTGACGGGATGAACCCGGTAAACGAGGCAATCCCGACGCTGGTATCTCCAGCACCAGTCGTCGCGTCGTCAATCGTCACGGTCACCGCGTCATAACTGCCGAAGTCCAACACGGTACCCGCCGGGAGTGCCACCGGCAGCGCGTCCACGGTCACACTGGTATCGCCTGCCGCCACGTCCGCCTGGTTGACGGTGATGGTGTAGTCGGTGCCAGGCGCGTAGCTCACCGGCACGAGGCTCCAGTCGATCTGCCGCCCGGTGTTGCGCGTGATACTGTGCGGGTCGGCGATGTACTGGGGCATTGAGATGTTATAGGTCGTGTAGCCCACTTTCTACTCCTTTTTGCCGTAGGCGCGCTGGAAATAGGCGCCCACGGGGTTGCTGGTTACTGGTTGCCCCCCGCCGCCCTGCTGACGGGGATATGTCACGCCGCCCCCCTGGGTCGGTAGTTGTTGCTGCTCGGCTCGCAATGCTGGCAGGAAATCAGCCCAGTGTGTCTGGGCATACTCGGCCAGCGGTTCGGCCTGGTTTTCGCCAGTCACGACATACGGCACCCTGGCCGTCTGGCCGTCGCGCTGCTCCTCGCGCAGTTCCAGCGTCAGCCCCTCGGCCAGTCGCTCCAGCACGCCGGGCTTATAGCCTGCTGCCTCAGCCACGCCTCGGATCTGCTCCGCCCGCCGCAGGCCCGCCAGCTCCTGCTGCGCCTGCTCCGCCGCCGTCAGCCGCTGCTGCACATCGGTCGGCGCGCCGAGGCCCTGATACGTCTGCCACGCCGCGGCCTGGTCGCCGCTCAGCACCACCGCGCCCTCGCCGGGCACGCGCTGCTCCAGCTCGCGAATGCGCTGCCGGTGTTCCCGGTTTTCGTTGAAGAGCAAAGTGGCCGCTGCTCCCTCGCCACCCTGGCGCTGGATCAGGTTGGACAGCGCCTGCTGCCAGTCCTGCCCGCCCCCCTGGGGCTGTGGCTGTTGTTGCTGCTGCGGTGCGGTTTGATTGTTCTGTTCTTCTGACATTTCACGCTCCCTGTCGTGTTTTCTGGATATAAAAAAATCGGCACCCGCTCCCCCTGGGAGTCAAGTGCCGATGGGTCGGTGCCGATGGGCAGATGGTGTATTTCGTTGCTCAAATTATAGCACACGCGTCTTCTATCAGGCAATACGACGCCCTTCCTGCTCCTCTTCGGCCTGTTTTATCCAGCCATCGAGGATACGCAATGCGCCGGAGAGGAGGCGCCGCAGGTTTTTGAGCGTTGCTAGATCGATGTACATCATTCCATCTTGTTGAGCGCCGCCAGCACCCGCTGTGCCGGGATGCGCTGCCGCACGGCCCGAACCAGGCAGGTATGCTGGATGCGCTGCACGCGGTCTCTGTCGGGCGTGCGCTCGGCCTCAACATAGGCCGCCAGCAACGCGTGATCGTCCATCGCGGCGATAAGTTCGTTGGTGTGCCGCTTGAGCGCCTCGCTCTGTTTCGCCGCAGCGGCGCCGCGTGCAATATACATACTCTCTTTTTCCATCGCCTCTTCCATCGCCTCTGCCCATGTTGCCCAATCCATACTCACACCCCCAGTTCACTCAGCGGTCGCACCTGCACGCTCGGCCCCCAGACCGGATCATCGACGATTTTCGCCATGTCCTCCCAGGCAAATTTCCCGCGCACCAGGCCCTCGTAGCGACGCGGGCTCTGCAACTGCTCGCGCTGCTGCTCCTCCGGCTGCGACCGAAACCACTCCTGTATACTCTGCCGTGCAGGCAGGCCAGACAGGTCGGGGATGAGTGTCATCCGGCCATTCGGGTGATCGTACGGGCGCTGATCCATCGGGTAGCGCGTGCCATCCAGGGCAAGACAACCGGGACACGTGCGCCGGTCTTTTGCCTCGATCCTGATCCACTGCTCCACACCCGCCGCCGCATACTGCTGCCTGCTCGCCTCCCGATACACGCGCAGCGTCTCGGTGCGCGCGATGGTCTGCGCTCGCGTCAGGCTGGCCCCAGTCCCGCGCACCATCCGCCGCGCCACCTCCCGCGGCCCCAGGCCCTCGCCGAGCCCGTTGATCAACTCCTGCGTCAGCCGATCCACGGCGTCCGGCCAGGTGCGGGCGAGCAACTCTTGCAACGGCGTCCCGTCCCCGGCCAGGCCGATGGCTATATTCAGCGCCTCGACCGGCAACCGATTGAACGCGGTCATCGCTGCCGCATCGAAATATTGCGCGCTGTCGAACAGGCCGAGCTGCGCGTACTGGCCCTGCTGTTGTGCCAGGTATGGCGCGGCAGTCTGGCTATAGAGCGCAATCTGCTCCCGCACCTGGGCCAGGAGCGTCTGGTAGCGTTCCATCCGTGCAATCTGGCCCGGATTGGTGCGCCGCAGCCCGCGCTGCTGGATCTCCTGCGCCAGTAGCTCCATCTGCGGCTCCAGCGACGCCTCCAGTGCCCGCCAGCGCCGCGCCATCTCCGCCAGCGTGGCCTGGTCGCGCGCTTGCAGCGCCTCCTGGTGGCGCTCGATGATGCGGTCAAGTTCGCTCATTGGTCGTTATCCAAGCCGCTGTACCAGTTGCAACAGGTTGTTACTGGCAATGTCAGTCACCGCGCCCGCCACCAGGTTGTACACGGTTTGCCCGGTGCCCGCCGGGAGCTTGTAATAGGTTTCGATGGCGGTATAGTCCGTGCCGTCGATCATCTTGTCCATCTGTGATTTGATGGTAGGCAAACGCTCTTGCGCCGTTTCTACCGTGTTGACGATGTTCTGAAGTTCCGATGCCTTCTGCCCGCCTGTTGCGGTCGTGTCAATTTTGATGTATTCGACTGCCATTGTTTATGCCCTTTCTTCGTTCATATGGTACGCTATCCCCGACCCGCCATTGAGCAGGCGCGCAACCTCCTCGCTACTTAATACCTTCTCCCCTCCCGCACTTTCGTTGATATACAACGAGCCATCCGGCTTGAGCCATACGCCATTGCCAAGATATTCGATTCGGTCTGCCATTGTTCATACTCCTTCTTGTTAGAACGGGAACGTTATTCCCGCGCCGCTATTGTAGAGGATGAGCATTTCTGATGCCGTGAGTACACGGTTCCATATGCCAAACTCGTCTATGAGAGTTCCGCTAAATACCTGATCGATACCGTCTGCTCTTGCCCCTAGTGCCCTTTGTCCGTTATAGGACGAAAGTACGGGCGCGGTTGTTGTTCTGTCAAGTGCGCCGTTTAGATATATGTTTAACGTCCCTGTTGAATTTAATGTAAAAGCTATATGAGTCCACGTATTAAGAGCAACATCACTGGTAGAAGCTGTCCACGGCAACCCCGAAAACCAGACCCATTTGTTTGGTATGCTAACACTAATACCAAAACCATACCCATGATAAGGCGGTACGCTGGCATATCCTCCAAAGACCTGTTGTATTGACGTACTAACGGCATATACCCAACCGGCAATACTTATAGCTCCGGTAATGTTCAATGAGGGATTAGTAACAGTAAGAAAGTTAATCCCGTTAAATAGAGCCGCATTCCCTATCTTGCCCGTAGTACTCCCGACGCTGCCATTGTCTGCCAGGTTGTTTGGCCCGGCGCTGTCGATGCGCGTACCACTGCCCTCGTCCAGCTTCCAATAGGCGACAAGGCCGTCCAGCAGGGGTAGCGTCGTGATATCACGCTGTCGCAGCACGCCCAGGCTGTTTGCGCTGCGTTGGACGCCGTATGCTGACAGGCCGCGCATCCTAAAATACCTCCAGGTCAACCACGACCGATGCCGTGGCGCTGCGCAGTCTCACTGTCCGTCCTGTGCCTGCTTCCAGGAGCCTGACCTCCCACTGAGCAGCCTTCGCAACGCCCCCGACAGCCAGCGCCGTCGCTGCGATGGTCGTGGCGCTGCTCGTTGCCACCGCTGCCGGGTCTTCGCCGATCGCAAACCGGATCGCGTCTGAACGCGGATAGAGCCTCACGCCACGCGCCGTGTCAGGGATCGTGACCGTAGTGACCGTGCCCGGTGTGGCGCTCAGCGTGATCGCGATACTCGATAGCGCGCCAGTTCGGGCATCGGCGTTGAGTGCGGCGCCAATGGTGTACAGCGGCGTGGTGCCGTCGATGGTTTCGCCGCTGTCTGTCAACTTCACGGGCAGTTCGTAGCTCGTGCTGCGCCCGACAATGTAAAAACTATCCGCCATCTGTCATGCCTCCATTACGATCAAACTGCATCATCGCCTCGCCTAACGAAAGCCGCGCCTGCTGCCGCTGCTGCTCCTGCTCCTGCTCTATCTGCTGCTCTTCGGCGTCCGGGTCGTCGATGCCCAGACGCGCCATTGCCTTGCGCCTGCTCATCAGCCGAGCCCCGACCAGTTCGGTCAGGGCCCGCTGGTCGTCGGCACTCAGCGGCCCTACGTCGATGCGGGCCATCGCGTTGACACGCAGGCCCACGTAGCGGTTTTCGTCTCCCGCGAACACGGCCGCCAGGTTGAGTGTCGTTTCGAGGAGCCAGCGCAGCGCCCGTTCAACCTCCTCGGCAGTGTCCATCAGGCTCATCGTGAAATCATACAGCGCCTGCTTGCGGCTCTCGCCACTCGCTGCCGCGTCACCGGATATCAGGGCGTGCATCTGGCGCGTCTCGCTCAGGATGCCCCGGTAGGCGTGCTGCTCCGTTTCGATAAACGTGGCGACAGGCACCGGGTCACGATACACGACGCTCGGATTAGCGTAGCCCGTCGTGTTCCCTTCCGTGTCCACAATCGGCACCCCGGCGAAAAAGTTTGTAGTACCCGCGCCGACCTGGAACGTGCCCGCTGTGAATGTCTCCTCGCCCGTCGCGGCGTCGCGGCTCCACGTTCCCGGCACCTGTGCATTGAGCAGCACGCGCTCCAGGAAGCCGCCGACGACGACGTTCCTGGCTAACATCGTCTTTGCCAGGTTCAGCAGTTTCTGCTGCTGCCTGACCTGCTCGCCTATCAGCGGCTCGCGCTCCATCTGGTGGATAAGCAACGCGCCGTCTAACGCCAGCCTGGCCGGGTCGCTCTCCTGCTCCGTGCCGAGCACGCGCAGCACAGTCTGGTCATCGTCGAGGTACGTGAGCTCGACCATCTCGCTGCTCTCTGTGCCCTCGACATCCTCAATCGTGTAGGCGTAGATGCCCACATCCTGCATGCTCGCCTGATCGGTGTAGACCGTGGCCTGGTCGGGCGGCACCCGCTCCGCATAGGCGTACCAGATGCTCTCAGCGACGTCCACCGTGGGCAGGCTGCCATCTTCGTTGCGGCGCGCATTCGGCACAAACAACCGCAGTGGCGCCCGCCCGGCCAGCAGCAGCCCGATGACCGCCTCTCTGATCAGGCGATGCCCGCCGCGCCAGTCCCACCACTCGCGCAGCAACGCTTCGGCTTCCTGGATCAGCGCCTGCTCCTGCTCGGTCGGCTCTTCGCCTTCTGCCAGCGCTCGCCGCACGACCAGATGCCACTGTGGCTCCTGCCCGACCACGCCAGCCAGATGACGCAGCACCGTCTCGCGGATGGCATTGCGCGCCACGAAATTGCGCTGGATATCCGCCAACACCTGCGCCGAATTGGCGTCAGTCACTGCAGGCAGCGGCCCGATCCAGCCATTGCCGCCCTGCCAGTGGTCGCCGTTGTAGTAGGCCCGGCTGGCCGCCTGGCCGTCGCTCGTGGCGTCGGCGATGAGTGTTTTGGCGCGGCTGGCGCTCAGGTTGTCGAATGGCGTCGGCATGTCACATTGTCCTCGTGCTGTAGCTCGGCGCGCGCCGCCGTGCCGCCGGGTCGGGCGTCTCAACCATTGCATACGTAAGCGCCCAGACCAACGCATCGAGACGGTCAGGCGATTGCATGCCCGGCAGCCAGGAACATAACTGATCTTCGAGTGTGCCGAACGTGCCCACGTGGTGTACCCGGCCTTGCTCATAGAGCGCGCTCACCGGCTCAGCACGGGTCTGTTTGCCACGGCTGGCCCATACCGTTGTTATGGGAAGGCTGGCGCCACCATCAGTGTTGCGGATGGTTTGTTCTACCATCTCTCCGCCGTTGTTTCGCTCGGCAATGATGCGGTCAGCGCGAAAGGTGTGGTATGCGGTAATAACAGCGCTGGCCCACGCCTTTGGGCTGCCCTGTACCGTGCGGTCATCCAGCACATAGCCGTGACCTTGCGCGTCGGTGCCTGCAATGACAATGCCCGTCTCGGCGCCGTCACTGCTGGCTGCCGGGTCAACCCCGACCACAATGCGGGTCAGGTCAGGCGCCCGCAGCACGCGGTGCTGCTCGATATCGGTTCGCACCCATAGCGCGCCCGGCACATCGTCAAGGAGTTCTGCGTTGAGTTCTTGCCTGCCCAACGTTGTGCCCTCATAGCGCGCCAGTATGAGACCCTGGAATGCGTCGGGCAAGTGCGGATTTTCGTAGGTTGTGGCGTGGCTGGACACGACCGTCGCGTCTTTGAGAAGCGCCTTGATACGCGGCAAGGGACGCGGCGTGGTCGTTGCCATCCATCGCGGGTCAGTGCCCAGGCGCAGGCCCATCAACGCCATATCCATCGTGTTGTCCAGATAGCGCATCGCGGCGAGCTCATCGAACCAGATACGGTGGTGTTGAGGCCCGCGCAACCTATCCGGGCGCTCATCGCTATAGAGTTTCAGGAACGCGCCATTGATGACCGCCTCGCCCATCGAACGGTTATACGTCTCGATGGTGTAGCCATGCGCACGTGCCAGAGCCAGGACGCCCGACGGCCCCTCCATGCAGGTGCCACGTGCATCGGCAAACGTCGGCGCAACAATGGCAATGCGCTCACCCGGCTGAAGGCTCGTCAAAACCCAGGCAGCCCCGGCGAATGTCTTACCTGCACCACGTCCGGCAAGCAAAAGCCATCCGCGCCAGTCGCCGGACGGTGGTTTCTGGTGCTCAAGCAGGTGGGGGATGGTTGGAAGGTCAGCGGCAGGCGCAACGACATACGCCTGTTCAAGACTATCCAATCTCCTTTTGATGTCCGTCAATCTTGGCAATGCGCTCTAGTTCCTCAATGCGTTTCAAAAGTTCGGTGTGTTCGCTCAGTCCGCGCCGTGTTTTTTCGTACCAGATGATAGCCGCTGTGTTACCCTGCCTGCACTGCCCCATCAGTGCGCTGCTGACCTCACGTGCGCCCTGTGCCCTACCTCTTTTTAGGGCAGCCGCAAAATCCGCATTATCTTGCTTCCGCCTGCCAATTGTGTCGGTGCTGATGTTGAGACACGCGGCTATTTCCTCTTCGGTCAGCCCTTGCGCGGCAAGACGCTCAACCTCAGCCAGGTCAATTTCAATACGACGGCGGCCCACATGTATCCCCTGCTCCCTACAACTTCGCCCGCATCTTGTCGAGCGTGCTGATATAGTTGCCCGGTGTCGTCGCCTGGTTGGTCAGCAGCAGGCCCAACTGCTGCGCGACGGTAATGGACGCGCCGAGTGTCGCGGCGTCGAACTGAAATCCGGCGGCGGTCAGATCGGCATCAGTAATTTCATTCGCGCCGCCGCTGTTCCAGCCGCGAGCGAAATAGATGCGCTCTGCCGCCTCCATAACCTCATACGCCTGCACAATGGCGGTCATAGCCGCCTGCACATCCTCTGCAAATTGCTGCTCATCCATAGATCCTGCTCCTGTTCAGTGTGATGGCTGCCGTTCGGCGCGGCAGCGCGGGCTGTAGCTTGTCGAATGACGCGGCCTGGCGCGTGGGGACGTCGGCAGGCTCCGGCGTGTTGCCCGCCGCGAGCCATTTTTGATACTCCTGCCAGTGCCGGTTGTTCGCGTCGGGCGGGATGCTGCGCCCGCTTGGGGCGTGGTAGACGCCGCCGCCTTCGAGTAGTTTGTAGTCTGCCATACTAAAGCTCCGCATCCAGATACAACTTCACAGCACCACCGAAGAACACTAAGCCTAAGTCTCCACCGCTACCACTAAAGGAATTGGCTTGCAGGAAAAAAGATAATGCATCAGAACGTGGTTGTACCAATATACCTATGAAATTAGTGACGGTTGTGTATGCCGATGCATTATCATTATAAAAAGCAACTTCATTATTTGTACCTGGATTAGCTGTTGCCCAAGTGGGGTTACTATCGGTCACCGTTGGTACGGCGCGCATAGGCACACCTAAGACAAAACCTTGTCCCCTGATGTAATTAGAGCTCCCGCTAATTGCAGAGCGAAAGCCTAGCACTCTCTCAGGCAGCGGCGCGAGCTGAAAATACCGCTGGCACAGCGCCAACTCCGCCCCCACAGGGCGCACCTCGAAGGGCGTCGCCGCGCCGCCACGCTCCAGTTGCGCCGCCTCAAGGTCAAGCGTCACGTTCTGCGCCAGCGTCGTGTCAGTCCAGACAAATAATATCAAGTTTTCAAAGCTGCTTCCAAGTGTGACGGTTGTCGAAACATCGGCCCACGTCGAGACGCTCAGCGCCGTCTGTCCGGTGCTGCCCGCCTGCGTGACGCTTGTTGCCAGCGTTGGCAGGCCCGAGCCAGACCACGACGCAGCCACGTCGGACGTGACGCTATCCTCAGTGCCGCCCCATTCCAGTAGGGCGATGTTGATGGTTTCGGCTGCGCTGCATTGCGTCCGAACACTGAGCGTCACCTCTTGCCCGCGCAGGTGTTGGCAGTTCGCCCCCTCAATGATCTGGGCCAGACCAAACTGCTGCGCCGTCGCCTGCTTCTGCGTCAGTCGCGCCGCATGGCGCTGCGTATCGCCGTCTATCCGCTGCGCGTCGATGGGGCCGCTCTCCGTCAGGACATACCAGCGGTCGGCGCAGTACTCATCGTCGGCGTACTCGGTCGTCGTCGCCGGGTCGGCCTGCCGCTGCCAGATGGCAAACGAGCCGTTGATCAGTGCATTGCGCCAGAGGTAGACGCCGCCGCCGCCCATCTCGGTTTCCACGCCGCTGCTGTCGCGGTAGTAGAGTTTGTCGTCGGTTTTACTGTACAGGCTCACCTTCCCCGACGCCGGGTTGGTTGGGGTTGCCCCAGTTGCGAGAATAATTTCTGCTGCGCTCATTTACCACTCCACTCCACTTTTGTGCACCCATCCGCCGTTTGAGAGGCGCCCCCAAGCGCCCTGCCATTCGGCGATGTGGATGGTCGAGCCGGGGGCTAACATCCCGCCGATATTGCGAGTGCCCTGCACCTCCGGCTGATATCGCACGGTCGCAACGACGCGACGGGGCACCGTGTACCAATCAGGCGCAACAGGTTTGTTGGTTGTGCCGAGCAGTTGCGGCTTCCATTCGTGCCAGCGGTGGCCGGGACACGACGTTTCCCAGCCCGAAACAGCAATCTCCTTATGTCCCACAATACGCGCATTGGGCCATCGCTGGCGAGCAACCGCAACGCGGGAGGCAAACGCATCAATCCACTTCTGTTCTGGAATTGTGTTGCTGAAATTGGTCAAGGCTGAGATGTGGAACGAACGCCCGTTTTGATAGGCCACGCCATAGCGCAGCAACGCCGGGTCGCTGGTGACGTAGCAGGCAATGCGACCATCTATCTCTTCTATCAAGCACTCGTGATACCCCACGCCCGTACCCCACTTGTCGGTATGGTAACGGTGGACGGCGTCCAATGCGGCAATACCAGGCGGGTATGACCACGCGGCGTGATGGATGACAATATAGTCAGTACGCGTTCGCATGTCGTCATACGCGCCCTGGTAATCGCTGCTCACGTCATGCACTAACATTCCAGCGCCTCCCACTGCTGCATCAAATCCCGCATCCGGTCTGCCGCGCCGGGACGGCTGGCAATAGGCGCGTACTCGGCGGCAATCACATCCAGATGCATCCGCGTGCGCCAGCGATGCTGGATGTATTCAAGCCAATCGTTGAGGCTGGTGAGCCAGTTGGGATAGATAGCAATGTCGCGCGCGGTGTCGCGCCCTGTGGCGCGGTCGGGATAGTGCGCGTCCTGCATCAATCCCCAGTTGCGCGTGATACGGGCCGTCTCATCTGTGCCGTAGTTGCTGAGCAAAGCCAATGTCGCCAGGGCGAACGCCGGATCAATGTGCGCGATCTGGCATGCGCTGTAACAATGCGTGCCAGTGCCGAGCACTGGCGATTGCGCGTCTGAGAGCACGCGAACAAAACACGGGCGCGTGATGCGAGTTGTGTTCGCGACGTTCACGGAATGTTTGTCTCTTCCGGGCGCTTCTGGAGCGCCTCAACAACGCGGTCAATGAGGTCGGTGGCGTGCTCGCCACCCTGATCAATCACACGCCGCACAGTCAGCAATGTACCAATCAGAGTGTTCTGATCGTCGTCACTGAGATTGATGAACTGTTCGATGTGGACAA